TTATTGGTATAAGGATTCGTGCCTACGGTTTCGATGATGGTTTTGATCCGTTCTTGTTTCTTAGCAAGTTCAATCTCTTCGTTTCTTTCCTTTTCTCTACGCTTCCGAGCTTCTTCAGCATTGCGTTGCTTCTCAGCCTCGACTTTTGCTTGTTCAGCCGCTTCTTTTGCAAGACGTTCGGCTTCTAACTCTTCGGCTGTTTTTTGGCTGTTCGCTGCTTCCTCAGCCTGTTTTTTTTTCGCAGCCTCGTCATCTTCTGAAAACATTTGAATATTGATTTTGAGCATTTTTTGGTTCCCTTCCATTTTCCCGCGTTGGATGCGATGTATTTAATCCTTTATTCAAGGTTAAAACCTTATTCCGGTATAACTTCACGATAGCCGTAGTCGTATAAGATTTGCCTGACATGCGATGTTTTGAAACTTGACAACCCTCTTCGGAAATCCATAATATTTCGTTCGAGTTTCATATTCGTCAAGCTTGTGATCCATCCTGAATTGTATAGTGATAATTCAACATAGACTTCGTTACGCCTATCCATGAATATGATGTCTATTTGTTCAATATACATCACTTGTCTTGTAGTGGTTTCTTCATTCAAATACACTGTTACTTGAGTCATAGTTTCAGTTTCATCTTCATAGATCATAAGGTCGATGGTTTCCTTACTATGTCTTATAAATTGTACAGTGCCTATATACTCAGCATCTAGTTCTTCGTCCTCATAAACGAGGTCTTCATACTGAACATCAAAATATTGAAGTGCTGATTCAATATCTTGAACGGATTGTTCCCTAAAGACCTTTTCCTCATCGGTCTTCCAACACCCTACAAGTAGAAGTGTCAATATGAAGATGAGTATAAACATTGATCGTTTCATTCTTTGTTCCCTCCAGTGCCCATGTACTGATTCAATTTATTTGCAAATAATGTTGCATCTTGTTTGGCAGCGTCAACCTCAAGTTTTGACTGTTCAATGACTTGACTTGCTTGTTGCATTGCTGTGATGTACTCAGTTGACATAGAGATAATCAATTCATTAAGTCTCTTGATCTCTTGATTCATCTGTGCACCTTTTTTGACGATTTCGTCTTGACCTGAGATGATTTCAGCGGCTTGCAACAGTTGCTGTTTCATGTTCTCATTGTCTCTTGCTAGAGTTGCTATCTGGCTTTGTTCTTGCTCATTTAGCATCTCGATGATGTCATCCTTATACCCACCTAAGACCTTCTCAGGAAGCATATTGATGTATGTCTTGGCCACGATTGGATTCTCTAAGACTTTGCTTTGGAGGATCGAATCTAGTGTTTGTATTGTCGATAGTTCTGAATACATCGCACCTTGACCTGCTGTTGCAATCACATCAAACTTCTTGCCAAACAGTTGATTTGGATCGAACTGTTGTTTGATGGTTTCTTTTTTCTTTTTGACATAGAACTCAGTTGGTTCATAGTAGAACTTGTAGAACTGAAACATGACGAGTGCTTGCTTTTGTTTTGTGTACCAGAAGCGTTGACGATAGTCTTCAAGTGGTTGCTGAGCTTGTGTTTGAAGTTGTGCGATTGCTGCACCACTCATGTTCTTGCCTAGTACTTCACCACTCATGACCTCAGTTGCACCTGTTGTCGTTCTAATCAACCCAACGAACATATCAACGAAATTGAGGTTATCTGATGGAATGTTTCCGACATCCAGTCTCTTGATCCCCCAATCACTTCCTGCTGAGTTATCAGTGATCACTTGGTCAGGTGCATTTGTGATAGATTCACCTTCAGCAAGTGCACCACGTTTCTTCATCCATCCACCTAGTGCCATATCACGTCTTGCTTTTTGATAGTATGCGAGGTCTCTATTGACGATGTTTTGATTCTCAATCATGTCTTCGACCAATCCGATGCCATAGATTGAGTTTTCTCTCTCTTCAAACACGCCCACGACAATTGGATAGAGGTTGAACTTATCTTCACTATCTAGAGTTGTTTCTTGTGCTGTCGATGCTAGCCCGGTATTTGCTTCATCTTCATTCTTGATGCCTTTGATATCCCTCAAAGCCTTCTGAATATCAGGTTTGATAGGCTTTGCATCGTGTATGATAGCACCACGTGTTGATTTGACAACATAGACCTCACCTTTATGTCTGAAGTATCTCGTAAGCACCGTGACATACTGAGTGCCTTGCTGTTCTTCTTCCATGTATGGTGATTCACTTTGGTCAGCCATGATGATATCAGGATTGCCACCGTTTTGTATGACTTTTTCCTTAACAGCATCTAACTCTTCTCTTGATGGAATGATGATCCACTTTTGCTTTTGTTCGTCTTCCTCTAGAGGATTCGATACAATGAAGTTTAGTGTATCTATTCTTTCAACATTCAAGCCACCGGGATGTTTTGCATCTCTACCTTGCTTGTCGTTATCCCAGTAGTAATGATAGATGTATGTGCCCTTTTTGACACCTGAACTGAACGCTTTACGATCAACCTCAGGCATCTTGAGTTCGGCTTCCATATACTCATGCCAATCATTGAGTATCTTTGTATCTGAACCATCCTCAGCGGTGAAGATGACCTTGACTGGTGTGTTCAGCACGCCACTCTTGATGTTTCTTGAGATGAACTTTGTGATGTTTACAACAGGTCTTGGTAGATTCTTGGTTGCTTCAGTTGCTTTTGGCCATTGTCTGCCTTCATAGTAGTCAACGAACTTTGGAATGCCTTGAAGCAAACCGATGGTTTGGAGGTATGCACGACCATTGCTATATTCACCCCATATTTTGTTGGAATCAATATCAATCTTCATTTTTTGTCTCCCTCTCCACTTACCCATTGATCATATGTTGATAGTTTTGGTTTGCTACCCTCTTGAATAGCCGATACACCTGCAATAGTGTTCAGCTTGGCAACCTTTGCTTCAAGCGATGCGATTGTTTCTTCCAGTTGCTTGAGTTGTATCCTCAAACCATGTATCTCAATCGATTGCTTGTCGATGAGTTCTTTGTTTGCTGAATGATTCGCATATATCTCTTTGATCAACCCTTGATTGTGATCCTTATTTCTGTTCTTAAATAGTGCTACCATTCGTCAAGACCTCCGTCTGTTGTAGTCTTTTTTCTACCAAAGAACGCTTGTATGACATCCACTTTTTCCTTCTCATGTTTTTGCCATAGAGATGATTGCTGATGTGATATAGCGTGTGCTATCATTGTTGCCATGATCATGTCGTCATGCTTACCTTCAATCGCTTGTGCCTTGCCTTTATCATCCTTGACGAATGTCAGCATCTCTCTAAGCGTTGTGATGTCTCTAATCACGTGTATATTTTCCCTTACAATGTCTTTGAAATGTTCAATCATTGCAGGTCTTGTCAATACCGTTGTTTTGAACCCTAAGGATTCAACCATGACTTTAGAGATGTTGTCGATGTTTTCTCTTGCATACTGTCTAGCACCTAGTTCCATCAATCGTCTTGTAGGATAGATTGAGTAGTTCACTTCGATGCCTATCAATGCCTTGTGATAATAGTGTGCCAGGCAATACATTTGCTCAGCGTATAAGCCTTCATCAACTCGTTGTTTGATGTAAACAGCAGCATCCTTCTTAGTGATGTTATTGATCACCTTGGCCGTGAAGTAGTCTTCACCAACGCCTGCCGTGTCACCACCTAATACATACGGTGCTATTCTTGTTTCTCTCTCATCAACTTGCACGACTGGTTTCTCATACAATGTGATGTCACCATATGGATCATCAACCCATCTGATGGTTTCATCTATAATCAGTAACTTGTCATCCTTGATGTGTGTCTCATATGTGAAATACCCTTTGCCAACAGGTTTGTCCTTCTTGATGTGCTCAATGTGATTGATTACACGTTCGTTGTTAAATACGCTGTCACCACTGAATATGAATGCTTCTAGTGGATTGCTTGGATACTCTTGCTTAAACTTCGATAAGTCATTGTTAAGTTTGTTCTTGATGGTGCTTCTACGCCATGCCAATTGACCATCACTCAGATTGTAGAGTTCTTTGAGTTCTTGCTCATTGCCATAACGCTCGATGTCTTCATTGATGATGAACCCGGTTGGATCCATCACATACTCTTCATGCTGATGCCATGCAGCGAATATCGGTATATAATCGTTTTCACCATTGACGGCAGCATCCCAAATGTCTTTGAACTTGTTGAACCCTTTTGCTGTTGACTCTAGAAATATCATCGAGTTTTCATTGTCCGGAACAGCTTGAAGCAATCCATCGAGTGTTTCTGATATGTCACCTGGCCAAAACGCTACTTCCGATGCGTGTAAGATGTTGATCGTTGCTGAACGTCCAATGCCTTGACCACCTGCTGTATAGCATACGATACTTGATTTCAACTCACCAAACTGTAAGCCATAACCTGTGTATGATTCAGTCTTTGGCTTGAGTTCAGGGATCAGATTGTCATAATATCTTCTTGTCATCTCATAAAGGTTTCTGGTTGCATCATCCTTATGTGTGACTATCGCCATCTTGATATTGTTCTCAGTTGCTACTCTCTTAAAACCTATGCCTTCTACAAGTGTGCTGAAGCCCATCTGACGTGCTTTTAATACGATGAATCTAAGTGGCCGTCTCTTCTTTGATTCCTCTTTAATACGCTCATATAATGCTTCCTGAGGCATTGTGAACTTATCAAACAGTCTCAACTTTGAATTCTTATCAACGATGAATAAGAAATTGTTGATATATGATTTCGTATTGACGCCCATCAGTACTTGTCTCCATCAAGCTTTGATAAGATCACTTGTAGTGGCGTTGCTCCACCTTCAACTGTGATGTTTTGCTTTTGCTGCCATCTCTTGTTTCTACGGTTAAGCAACCAGAATTGATTTGTGGTTGGATCAGCCGGCTTGTATTTTTGAATGGTTATTGGTTCCATTGTTTCAACAGTCTCTTTGACACCATCCACAACTCTAGTTATCTTTGTCTTCACAAGGATCTCTTCAGGATAATAGAACCCTGTTGCAAGTTTGAACGTTTCATTCTCAACTTTTGCATCGGAAACTTCCTTGTTATTCTTTAAGGCCTCACCTATCTTACTGTGAACCTTTTGCCACTCATAGAGTGTTTTCTCAGATATGTTCATTGCCTTTGCTAACTCTTTGTTAGTCATTCCTGACCTAACGTAGTCTTCAATCAAAGCAACTCCCTCATTGCTTATCCAATAAACATATTTAGATTTTGCACCTTTGCCACGTCTTTTTGCTTTCATATAATCAACTCCCATTTTTTCGCTGTTGGATGCGAATACTTCTTAATGTTAGTTTAGTTTCTTAATTTTGCTATTTCATAGATGAAATCGCTTTTAGTGTCATATTTAGAATAAAGGCGACCATTTTCGATCGCCTTCTTTGTATAGTACTTGCTAGGTATTCTTTCACCAAGTATGACATCTCCTATTGAATCACCTTCATATCTGAGAATGATGCGTGGTTTCTTTGCTGTAGATGCACACAGTGTTCTTATGGTGCTCTCGGTCATCCCGGTCTTTTCCATGCACTCATAGACTGATTCATAGATTGCTTTTGGTTGACCTGTGATGACGCTGTATAGGATCACTCTCTTGTACTTGCGTTGCTCTTGAGGCAATTCTTCTCTCAGTTTGCTTCTTCTGTACCTTCCGAAGTTTGTGAGATGGTCTCGATTGTATGTGCCATCCATGAGGGCTTCCCATATCACATCGATGGTGTCCTCTTTGATGCTGAGCCTCTTTTGAGTGTCTTTGTCATCATAGAGTAGTCTCTTGATGTAACCTACATTGACACCTTTGATTAAGAGATCATGGAATTGATTGGCATACTCTTTGACTTCAATTCTATGTTGTCTTAGTTCCCTGTGCATCAGTTCACCTTCTTTGCCGCCTGCTCGTCAAGCATCTCTTGCTTGTCTCTGAGATAGCCTTTTATGATGATGCCATCTCTTTCAATCTCACATTTTGTGCCCTTTGCATCGTCGCCAGTTACTCGAATAGATGATCCGTCAGCTCGTTTCACCCATTCACCGATTGCTGCTTCCACTTGACCGTTGACGGTTATCTTCATGACACGATATATTTTAGGCATATAGTCGTCCTCTGATGATTCGCCAAACGTTGTTCCTGAACAGTTCGTAGTGGTTGATGTACTCGATATCACCCTCAGTTGATACCAACGCCCTGAATCCTATGAGATATTTTAGATCCGTTTGTTTCACCCATCGGCCATCGTCACCATCATAATTGGCTTTATATACAATGCACGGTAAGCAAGCTACTGAATATTCGTAGTCTTCATTGACATGCCATACGACCTGATAACCCATGTTCCCGGTGAAGTCTAGGTCATCTTCATTAACGATACGTGAATCAGATGTGATAATCACATCGCCACCTGCTTCAACTTCAACATACTTTTCGTCAACTCTTGAGACAAGGTATCCGAAACCAATAACAACTACTGCAATGATGATCCAAACCAGTTTTTTCATTTTCTTTCCTCTCTTATTTTCCAAAGCCATCCACCTTTATAAGGCTTCAATCTTACTACAGGAACATATTTTCCTTCAAAATAAATAAATCGTGTGCAAGCGTCATTCATATAGACATTAAACTTTTTGATCACGCCATTCGGCAATTGAATATTGTATCTGGCTTTTCTCATGATTTCACCCACACATACTGCCATGATTGAGGTGCTTTAGAAACTAAATACTTTGCTTTTAGTTGTGGAATAGACACCAACTCACCATCTTTTAGTGAGTTAAGCATAAACCCGCCATCTTCATCAAGACCATCTATTCTACGGTAAAACTCACTCAATTCCAAAGGCTTATCAAATATTTCAAGTTTCTTGATATGCCATGCGTAGCCTCGTTTTTTCGGTTTTAGGTAATCAAAAATTTCCTTAAACGATAGACATAGGTCTTTCTCTTTACCAGAGCCTACCAACGTGTATCCATCGTTTAGTCCTCGTAATATGTCCAGTCTTATCTGTGTAAATTCATCATGCCACCAACGAGCGACTACTTTGGCGTTTAATGGGTTATCAAAATCAAGCCTATACTTAAGATTTCCTAACTTTTTTTCAAGTATTACATAACCATCACCAATTAATTTATTATTGAATAATTCAGGTTTCCCTTTAGTAACATACATATACACCCAACCAACAAAGTCTTTAGGAACACTCTTGCGTAGTTCAAGTGTCTTTTTGCCGTTCAAGATGTTTACTGCGTATTCAGGTCTAACGCTGATTAAAATTGATTTGTTCATTCTTCAACCTTTCCGATGATTTCGTGTATCATCTTAATTTCGTCAAAACTAAATGTCCACCATAGACCTCGTGTGTTACCATTCTTAAACTTGCGATAGACGAATACAGCCTCGTCGGGTGTGCATACGTTGATTAGGTATGTTTTACTTTCGGCTTTCCATTCAACATACACACCTTCCATCACATCAATTTCAGTTACTTTCCACTCGTGCCCATCTGCGATGAATGTGTCGCCTACTTTAATCATTTTTCATCTTCCTCCATATTTATACTTGGTAGTTCGTTTCTACCGTAGAAACTCATGTGCGTTATCAATCTGAACTTGTTATCGTCAAGTGATATTTCGGTGTCAAGCATTGTGATTGGTTTCTTTAAGTCTTTTGTGTTTTGTTGAACAAACCACTTAAAGATGACCGTTTGTGCTTCTTGTAACATTTGCGGTGTGATTACTTCAATCATTTACTTTCACCTTTCTTCCTTTGATGTCTAACGAAATCGACCAAAACATAAGTATCAAAGATATTGTTGTTATGTGTCTATCCTCTGCGAAGTGGTCGATTTGCAAGCCATCTGCCGTATAAACTTCTTTGTATGTAAAACTTCTTTGAACCCCAAACCCTAACGCAAACATATTTTTATTAAAATTGAAGTTAAGCCAAAGTCGTTTCATTTCCCTACCCCTTGATAGAAGCGACCAATGAGTGTGATGAGTGGTGGAGTTAAGTCAATTTCAAATGATATAGTTCTATACTCCCACT